GTGAGGGAAGGCGTTACACCAAACTTCTTAAACTCTTCGTTTAGAGTTGGAGAAATGCGCCCCCAGTCAATAGCAGTGGTAACACCAGTAACATCTTGTGCTAGTTGTGTAAGAAAACCACGCTCAAGTAGAGCAACAATAGAGGCTTCCAAGGCACTACGCACAGCCATGTTGCGGCTGTGAAGGCGTACAGTGCGTACCAATTCATCGGGCTGCATCCCGGTCTGTGCCGAAAGGGCAGCCAGTGTTTCAGCCTTCTGTTCTGCAATTGCAGTTACATTGTCGAAATAGCTGTTGTTGGGTTGTTGTAGGGAAGTAATCTCTTGTGCAGCCATCGCTACAGCGTTAATGTTGCCACCTACAGCTTCAGCATTGGCCGCACTCTTCCACAGAGCTACACTTTCAGCACGGGCTTTCTGTGCCTCTTCAAACGCAACAAATGCTGGCCCCAACACCGTACTATCCTTACCAGTAAGAAGGGACAAAGTGGGGTTAGGGCCAGGACGTTGTGCATAGCCACCAACTACTGGAGTAACGTAGTTGTCAGGATCGTAACCGTCAATGAGGGAGATTTCCATTAACTATCCACTTGTCCACGACGGACGTTTTGTGTTGCACCACTGGGGGCTTTAATGTATGGTGAGAAGATGGTTTGTCCTAGCTGACCTACAGCACTAAACACAGCAGCATTTGTCTGTGCTTTGTTAATGGTGTTCTGCGCTCCCATGATGATGTTGTTCTCTCGCGCCACACTCTCCATAAATGCAAGGTTGCCACCAAGTTGTGAAGAAACGCTAGAGATGCCTCCAGCTAAACCAGTGCCACCCATACCGCCAGTTTGAGCAGCAGCATTCACCATAGCTCCTTGAGCAAGACGCGCTTGACGTACAGCTTGCCGTGTCTTGTACACATTCTCAATGTCTGCACGACGTTGTTCAGCAGCCATTTGTGCCTTACTAGCTTTACGTGCTCTACGAGATTGATCAATGGACCCTACAGTAGACGCAATAGTAGTGCCTACTAGAAGAGGTAGTGCAAGAGCGCCCATTATGTATTCCTACTCATAAGTATGTGGTCCCCAATAATTTGTACTAAAGTAAATCCAAACATTAAAGAAAACTTAAACAACTTCTCATTATTATCTGGAATAAGTACATACATATTACTATATTCTTTTTCTCTTAAGTAATAAGCTATATACTGTAATACTACATATAGCTTCTTGTACGACTTAACACCCCATGTAGTGGGGTCAACAGTACAGTGGAGGAATGCCTCTTTTCCAACCCACTCTACACTCACCTTACCCTCAGGCCCGCTATAGATTAGTGTTGTTGATGAATCCAGTTGACCACCCCATTAAGTGCATTTGTTTACCTTCTCCCGCAGCAAACTTAATCTGTAGAGCTTTACCTCTACCTCTTACTTTATTCTTAGTAATAACTAGTGGGTAACCATCATCATAAGAGGTGGGAAAGTTTACAAAGAAAGGACGGCGGGGCCTATATACCTCAACATCATCTGACCACTTGCCTGGATTGCTATTGTCTGTAAAGTCCCAGCGAGTTTGCATTAGGATGGAGGAGGGGTTGGTAGGTTGTTCTTGTTCGTCAAACCCATCTTCAGTGCGTTTAGCAAACACGCTTACATATTGTGCTGTTTTACTTCTAGCAGGACCAACTCCACCAACATTATACCCAGTGACTACATAGCTGTCAACATCTACACCAATAAATGTTTTGTCCCAGTCGTTTGTGGAAGTACGAATGAAGTCACTCCACACTGATGCAAAATTGACGCCAATTGGCGCATAGGTGAGACATTTAAGCTGCTTTACAGCACCTTGAAGGACGTTGATGTCGGCTATTACTTGGTCTGCACCAACTACAACTTCGGCAGCGCCTACCACTACATCAAACTCAATGTCACTTTCCACTGTTTCTTTTGTAACTGCAATAGCCGTGACAACAGGCCCTACAGTGTTGTCAATGGATAGGGTATAGAACGCACTTAGTTGTACGTTGTAACATAGAAACTTATTCTTTTTATAGGCACCACTACTGGTGTCTTCAATGGCGTTGCCGTTGTACGCCCAATAAACAACCTTCTCACTATTGTTATACTTACCATCTACATACAACTTGTTAATTGCAGGGATGGATTGGTAGAAGGTTTTAATCTTCTGCTCGCTAATGTCGGCAACTCGCGCTCTACCTTCGCTATCAATGGACAGTTGGTAGATGCCGCTGTTGCCCCAATAATAGGCACTGTCTTCAGAAACTACAATGGATTTTTGAAACAAGCAGCCAATGTTAGTTGCTTTTTCTACAGAGTAGGCTGAAGCACTAAATCCACCACTATTGCCACCAATCTGCCAAACACCATTGCTGGCAAATACTAGTAAGACAGGGCCAAGTGCAGTGAGGCCAACAATTTCACCAGCTTCTGGAATTTGAATTACACCACCATCACTGTCAAGCAAATCGCTAAACGCTTCTGATGTAGGGTCGTTCTGTTGGTAGCAGCGAGTGGCGTTTGAAATGTCTGTTAGCACTTGGCTGAACATCACCCACCCAAGTTTACTACCGCTAGGTACGCCACTATACCACGCTCTACCGGCGTAGAAGGCGCACACCTTTGGCCTAAAATTGTCATACTGAACGTCTAAGCTACTCATGGAATTTGTGTGCCTGGGCCGTAAGGTGGGAAGGGGTTAAAGTCGCCGTCGTTAGGGCTGTCAGGGACGGTTGGTGTCGGTGGCGATGGGCCGTAGTTTCCAGGCGGCGTTACACCAATTGCAGACGCCCTATCTTGGTAGAATGCGTTAAGGACAAACCGACCACGAGGAGCCAGTGATGTTCCAAAGTCATTCTTGTTTAAAAGGGCTGGATCAAAGTTGTCATCAGTGTTCTTACCGTACCACCACTGCTTTGTATTGGCAGGAAGTAGGTCATTATTAGCAGCAGAAAATGCTGTAAGTTTGTCCAGTGTCCACCCTTGGTTGTAAAGGTTGTAACGCGCTTCTGTACCAAACGCATAGGTAGACTGCCACACAGCTTCTGTAAACTCAGCCCACTCAGGAGCAGGACTACGAATACCATCAAAATCTCTAATCTTCAGTTCCAGTGCTTGGTGTGTAATGGAATCTGTAGTGGCGTTATACGTTACTAGAATGGGATTGACGTCAATGGACGTAATGATGAGACGGCCATAACAACTAGCCGCTGTAATGGCGTTAGTGCCAATAACACTGGTATTACCAAAGCACTTATAGTCGTTTAGGTTAATGGAATATGCCAGCTTACCTGCACCTACAGTGCCACTAAACGCCTTGTAAAACTCAATGGTGGCACCTTGCTGCACCACAAAGAAATCTAAGTTGCCGTTACCACCTACACTAGACCACGTTTCAACACAGAAGGCAAAGTTGTTAATGTCACTGGCGGAAATTGTAACTGGGTTAATCTGGTAGTTTTCTTCGTAGTCTAGTCCAGCACGACGAATAATGGAGCCGTCTGTACGAGGGACAACATTATCTCCTTCCTTCCAACTGTTCTTAGGAGTTAGAAAGAATAAACCCTCCGTGTACAAACCGCCAACGAAGGTGAAGGAGTCATCTACAGAGGGTGAAGCTGCCATTAGAGTGCCACTGGAATGTTACGACGAGTGCAAATATCTAGGATTTTCTGCTTGTGGGTGAACATGCCCTTAAGTTCTTCAGGGACAGGGCCCCTAGTGTAGCGACAGAAGTAGAGGCCAGTAGGCTCTTTCTCAATGGAGAGAGTGTTTACGTCGTTACTCTCTTTACGCTCTTCTTTACGCTCACGAGCAGCCGCTTGTCGCTCTGCCTTACGTTCCATGATGTCTTCCAAAGTTTTCACTTGTATCCTTTCTTTTTCAACAGCTTGTCGCGTTGCTCAAGATTTTTCTTACGTGGGTCTTCTTTACCAGCATTACCAAACTTCTGTTGTGACATACCTGTGGCGGGAGGCGTCTTTTTGTGAGCGTTAACGTCAGTGAGGCCCGCAGCTTCTTCCCGCTTCTTATTAGTAGACCGAAAGATGTCAGCCATTACATGGTGCCTTTCCACTTATGGGCGTTGATGTCTCTAAGGCGTTTACCATCATCATCCATACGTGGACCAGCTTTAAACTTGTCCATTTCGCTATCTTTGCGATAGTCTAGGTTTACTTGTTTTTCAGTTTTTGTTTTAGGCAGCTTATCTACAATTGCGTCACTAATCTTGTATTTCTCATTCAGTGCAGTACCCGCAGCATAACCAAGCTCACCAGCAGCACCAACATACCCCACCCGGCCAGCCATTCGACCAACCGCACGCTTACCGGCGTCAACTTGGGATTTTGCACCCATACTTGTTTTAGCATTTGGATTGGCACCACGAACAATCCGTTCAGCGTCTCTCTTAACACTAGGCCCAACGTCTTCACGCACTGATGGAAACGGCTTTGCTGCATTACTTTGCCCTGGGCTACGGTTAGGTGTTCGCGGATTTTTTGTTTCTTTATTACGTTGAATTGGTTTGTCTTCACCAAACATCTTACGTTTACGAGTTGCCATATTACCGTCCGTAGTTTACTTTGCGGTTGTACTTAATCTCACCCTCTTCATTCCTCCAACTCTCGTTCCTCATTGTCACCTTGCCTTTTTGAGCTTTGCGTTCTTCTCGCGCATTAGCTTGTTGTTTTAGGTTGACAAATGATTGGGCTTTAGCTTCAGCTAATAGAGTTGGAAAAAACTTATCAGGGAGATTTGGAATGAACGAGTCTACATGCTGCCAAGAAGGAGCTACAGTGCCATATACCTTGGTCTTACTAGACATCAGCGTAGAGTCTGTAGTGGAGTTTCTGCCGTCAAACACCACGTATTTGTCGTCATAAGTAGTCCAACAGAGTGGATCACGATTTAGTACATAGCCGTTAGCATCCACTACACCAGTAGCTGGAACACGTTGGTCAATGCGGGATAGGAACGCATCGGGTTCCATATACTCTACTTCTTTCTTGTTATACTTAATCCAGAACACCTTATTAGCCGTATCTGGAAGTTTCATCTTAGTTGGATTGGCTACATCTGCCAAACCCTCAAGGGTGTAGAGTTGACGTAGGAAAGGCCAGTCTCGCTGGGCCATTAGGTCGAAATAACTCTCCTTAATGAGTTCTGCTACTTGAATGGATTCCACTGTTTCGTCAATGGAACTCACCTCATCGCTGTCCATTGCGGACAGGATGTTTTGCGTCATATCTAGGAGGGAAAGTTTCATGTTGCCACTACAAAAGTGTAGGTTCCCGCAGGAGGAGTTCTATTAGAGTTTTGTACGTTACCCCACGTAACAGTAACTTCATTGGCCGCAGTGATGCGGGCACTGCCAATAACAGTGTCTCCAGTGGTGCTAGGAGGAATGATGTTTAGTAGGGTTTGTGAAGTAGTGATGCCAGTTACGGTGTAAACTTGTACAGAATTGGTGTGAGCCGACACCACAGTTGGAGTTAGACTAGCTGTAAACTTACTAATAATGGAACGCCATGTACCACTTCCACTACCGCTGGCAACATATACTTGACCGGCAGTAGCTGTGGCAGCACCTTTAGGTTCGTGGCGCTCACCGTCAGGAATGTCTTTATGATTGATAGTTGCCATAGGTAGTAGGGGTAAAAGGGGCAGACATTGCTGCCTGCCCCAAACTCACTTAGACGGCACGATAGCCAATAACCAGCTTAACCTTGCCAGCGACAGTCACAGTGGGCGAGGTGCCACCAAGGGTCACTTGGAGGTTGCCAGCCGTAGTGGCCGTTAGCGGAGTAGCCGTAACGCTAAGGGTGTAGGTGCCCAGAGCTTCAGCGTTAGCTTCTGCCAGCGAACCAAAAATAGCAGCGGCAGCAGATGCAATGGCAGGAGCAACAGGGACACCACCGCTTGACGTAGTAGAGCCGATTTGAATGGTGGGAGTAGTGCCACCAAGAACAAACACCTCACTCACTTCTGCGTGAGCATAAAGAGGGATGGCACCTACGGGAAGAAGGTGCGTCTCTTGGAATTGATAGACACCAGCAGTGAACTTTTCACCATCAACGACGAGGACTAGTTCACGCTCATGACCAGGGTGGTCAGTTACGCCTACTGAGTCAAAGTCGGAATCATTCCGACCAAAACCCACCTTAAGACCATCGGCATTGGTCCAAACACTTGCACGAGTCATTCTATTCTCCTATTAGATGGTGCTGCGGCTGATGATGCCAACAATGCACTCAGGACGATAGAGCTTGAGGCCAAAGCGAGCGTTCATGACATATTCGTCACGACGCAAATCCTTGTTGCGCTCATACTCTACGCGAGGCATTTGACGGTAGGCGCCAACGAAAGGCGTCTCATCACCACCAACAGACATAAACACGTTAACCACTGGCGAAGCCGGGACGTTGATGGCGTTAATGGCCGTCTCAGTCGTAGTGGGTAGGTAGTTACTGCAATAGATGTCAAAGCCAAAAATCGAACGGCTAAAACGCATGCCGGTCGTTTGGTTAACGAAACCACCATTCACCATGCCACCAAATTGCGGGTTGTTAACGAAGCCCTGCGCACCTACCAGCTTGTTCAGTTCAAATTCCTGGCTGGGATCGATGATGGCAATGCGGGCACCAGTGGCGTTAGCCTTGTCAAGCGCATACTTGGCTTGAGCAAAGTTGTCGAGGTTCAGCGTGGTGTTGCTGTTACCCGAGGCCACGAAGCGGTGGGCTGCACCGTTGATGGAGTTGAGGTTGCTCAGAGTCTGTTGGTTCACCAGAGTAAGAATACTGGATTCCATGTTCTCTTCCAGTGCCCGACGCATCTTTTGCGGGAACATTGCAATGAGTTGATTCGAGTAAAAACTATCTTGCTTGGCCTTATCAGTGATGAACGTGGCAGCTTCTACGTAACGGTCAATCTGGAAAGTGAACTCACCAGTGTCCATCGTGTCGTAGACAACCGGATCGTTTTCACTGATTTCGCGCATTGGCAGTTCGCCAATTGACGGAATAGTGAATTGGTTGCCATCAGGGAAACCATTAAGCATCCGCAGATACTTGGTGCCCATGAGTTGGTCAAGTAGAACGTCCTTGAGTTGGGCGCTCCACAGTTCGGTACGAACTAGATGTTCGTTAACCTTTGCAAAATTAAAGCCTGACATTATTTATCTCCGAAATAGAGGGTGGGATTTTCAATAGCCATACGTTGTAGACGGGTCTGAAACTCCAGCGACCAATATTCATCAGGCTTATCTCGACGCACCTTGTTGGCCCACTCCTTCGTACCCGGAAGGTTATCCCGATTACTAGTAGGAACCACTGTGGTGGTATTGACAGAACCTGTGGCGACAGTGCCGCCGTTTGGTTGTTCGCTAGATGGCGCAAACACAGCTACAAACTCTTGTGGTGATACGCTGGCAAGTTCCATGTAAACCTTAACCAGTTCAGGGGAAGCAGCTTTACTTTTAAATACTTCAGCAGCTTTCTCACCAAACTTTTCCTTCATCAGCTTGTCCGCTTGAAGGAGGTTGTGTTCACGGGTACGTGCAGTTTCTCTACCAGAGAGCGTTTGTTCTACAAGGGCAGCAACATCATCCTTAGTTAGTTGGCTGGTGTTGACCGGGGTGTCTGCCGGTTTGTCTTCCTTTTTGTTCATTCGCTCCAGAACGTCGTCAATGGTACGGGCAGCAGCTTCCTTCTCGCGTAGCTTTCGGTTTTCCTCTTTTAGCTGTTCAATGAAGGTGTCCGCATTCACGTAGGCTTTCGCCAACTCTTCAACGCTCTTGTACTTTTGCTTATCGCCAACTAGGGCGGTTAGCAGACCCTGATCCTCTGTCTTGGCCGGGTTAGTAGTGGAGTTCTTGTCGGAACCATCACTACCAAAAATAGTGTCAACTGTCATGACTTTCCTTACTAGGGTTTAGCAGATTCAGGTAGCATGTCTAATACCTGTTTCCACGCTTGGTTTAGGCCCGCTTGATAGGCCAGCTTTGCATAGTGGTTAGGACAATCAAAATCATCCTTTTTCACATCTTCGTTTTGAGCGATGAACGACTCTAGTGTTTTGTACAACGCTTCAAACACATATCCACTATTGTCCCACGCCTTCTTAAACTCTTCCGGCGTACTGTCAGACGGCCGGTTGTTCAGTAGGAGCTTGTTCATCAATGCCCATTTCAGTTTGTAAATCTTCAGCCGCAGTGTTCATTAGGCGCTGCGTCTCTTGTTGTTCAAACACCATTGCATTATCTTGTACGATGCGATAGCGAGCCCAACCCAAGTTCTCTTCCAGTGCCTTAGCAATGGCTTTGCCACTAATGTGCGCTGCCACTGTAGGTACAGCTTGTACGGCTGCAATGGTTTGGCTCAACTCTTGTACAAACTTAGCTTGTTCAGCGAAATGGCGAGCGCCAACGGGGTAGAGCTTGCCTACCGCCATTAAATCTTCCTTCGTAATTTCGACATACATTTCTGCACCTGTTTCATCATCTTCATAGCGAATCCTCTCCACCGCTTGGAAGTTACGAACAGATTCAGCAAGCATGCCATTAAGAACAGGCTCAAGGATGTTTCTTTCTAGCCAACTCACCTTGGATTGGAAGATGCGTCCCGCTGCATTTTCCAGCGTTTGTACTTCATACTTAGTCTTTTCACCTGGGGTGCGAATACCCATAGCTTGCTTAGGTGCCCCTGCCAACTCTTCCATGCGGTTCATTAGCTCCGCAATTTGCATATCAGCGTTCAATGCGGTGGCATCAGGACGTAGAAATTCAATGTCTCCCTCATCACCGCAAAAGGCAGTTGCTCCTGGCTCATACTCAAACTCTTCCACCGTGTTGCCCATCACCTTAATAACAGGGTAGGCAATGAGGTCAAATACGTCAGCCTTTAGGTTTTCTAGGTGGTCAATGCGATATTGCATTCCGACCAGTTGTTCTAGCGGACCTTGTGCCCACAGGTTGTCATTACGCAGACGCCAGCCGCAATGAAAGATGGGCTTACCACCAATCCAGTTGTCATTTTCTTTACGGCGAAGAATGAACTTGCGGTCAATGATGGTGATGAGTTGGTTACGCAGCACCTTCTTAGATTCAGAGTCGTAAATGTCGCCCCAATATTCTAGAAGCTCCACCATGTCGCTTTCAACATACTCGTCAAAACTACCAAACCCATCAATGGCTAGATTTACTTCTTTCTTAAACTCGGGGTCTTCCCTATATTGGCCACGAAACTCCAGAGCCTTTTCCACAACTGCTTTGTCATACCCAAGTGCAGGCTTAGTTTCCAAGTCTGTCATTAGATCGCCTAAACTCTGAAGCATACGGCGCACTAGGGGCGTGTTTTCAAAGCTGTCAGCTACGGGATTAAACACTACGTCATTTGGATTGAGCCGATAGGCTTTAGGGCCCACATAGCGCACGTTGGAGCCCACGACATCACGCACGTAGTCGTAGGTGGCAAACACATTACCAAAGTCAACGTAGTCGTAAATAAGTTGACTAACTAGAAGCTGAAAGTTAGACGCCTTCATCTTCTGCTTCATGTACGAAGTAATGGCTCGCCGTTTCTTAGCCAACTCTTCAGTTTTGTCTTCACTTTGCCAAAAGAACCAGTCATCAGACGGAAACAACGCAGCCATGTAGTTGGCGTGTAGGTTGTCCCGAATCTGTGTTAGCTTAGGCGTTACAGTGGAGTTCTTCCAAGGCAACTTACTATTAGTAGTAGTCTTGGTGGACGTAGCAAACAAATATTGGCGCATTTCTTGCATAGAGGTACGCCACTCAATTTTAGCTTGATTCCATTTAATCCACTTGTCCACAATGGTGTAGACAAGCGCATCTTCACTTACGGCCGATTGAATGTTGTTGTTCATCGGTAAGACACTCCACCCCAACGAGAATTAAAACTCACAACATTGTCCTTTCGACCCCAACGATTGCTTCCAATTGTTGGCTTTGCAATTTCCACTGCGGCAGCAATACAGTCTTTAACGTCGTCGTGTTCCGGGTTGTTCATTAACAACTCTTCTTCCAGCACTTGACAATTGCCACCTTGGTAGTGGTAGATTTGGTTGTTTTGATAGCGAGGTTCCAAAATAGAGGCAATGCGTTCCGCCTTGTTCATTGTCTTAGGAGGAAAATATTCGTCTACTGTAAAGACGATGGACTGGCCCCGCATGTAGTCTTTAAACTGCTGCACGATGAGACGCTGTGCTGCTACAGCTTCACACCGCATTTTCTTAAACCGCCATTTACGAAATACAGCTTCTGCTCTGTCGTACATTACAGAAATCTTATTAGTCTTAAAGCGGTCAATGTCTAGAATGTAGTAGTTACTATCTTCGTCTACGCCAACTACACCAATCACTGTATAGTCACTAGTATTAGTAACAGAGTAAGCAAAGTCCATTGCAGCATATACAGATAGAAGTCTATCACCTACATACCACGCACCGCTGATGTTTTCCACCTTACTACGGTCGTAGTAGTTAAACTTACTCTTATCAATAAGGGCAGTTTCTACAGCATTGGGGTTATTGTAATATTGTGCGTAAAACTGTGTAACGTCTAGGTACTTAGCCTTCTTGCGGGCAAGTTCTTTTTCGTCAAAGCCAAATGTCTTTCCATCGCTGCGGCGCTGCTTAGGCCATAGAAACTCACCTGTTGTTTCTACAACCTTTTCAAACACCTCATATACGGGGTGCTCTACATCTTCTTCTGTGTCTTTGTCGTAATAGATTTCTACCATTTCCATCATGTCGCGGTAGAGGTCAGCAGGATGGTAGCGAGTACCCACACACCACTCTTTAGCTCCCGTACTCTCAATGGAAGAAAGTTGTGAGTAGAAAGCTCTTACGCTCTCACGACCAATCTCAGAATAGGCGTTGTCAGGCACTACTACGTCGTCTAGAATTGCTACAGTGCAGTGCAGTCCTGTTACGTTAGCTGTAATACCCGCTGCCTTAATAGTGGCGTCTCGAATGCCTTCAGCACGGCGCATAGGGTGGTCAACGCTAATCTCATCGTTGGTCCACTTCTCTCTCTTATTTTCGTTGACATTCACCATGTCAGGCCACAAGTACATATAAATGTCACTTGTAAAAATGTCCTTCACTGCCTTAAGCTGTTTTTCAGCCAAAAGAGCAGTAGCACTCACGTACAACACTGTAGCATCTGGATGTTTAGTAATGTGGTGTGCCACCCTATAGGCAATCATTGCACTCTTCTGGTGGTCCCGTGGAAGAAGAACAAGTTGGTTGTCCTTGGCATCTGGACGTTGCCACCAACGGCACAACTCACTATGCACAGCACCAAGCACACGATGGGGTGCAACAACCTTGATGAAAGTTTCTAGGTCTGCTTCACACGCCTCTCGTAGTGCTTGCCTATCTGCTGCACTGAGCTTTGCCATTAACCACTGCCCTTCATACGGTTGCCACTAGTTTTACTTACACTACGGTTGGTAGACCTACTTTGTACACGGAGGTTGGACCTACCACTTGAACCACCCCGTTTTAGTGGTTTCTTATGGTCAACATCTTTGCCGTCATGCGGCCTTACTTTACCTTCTGCTTCTAGTTTCCTACGAGCACGCTTTCGCTCGGCATTGTTCTCCATTTGCTCAGGCCGGCTGTGGTATTTTGCACGCTCTTTCTTGTAGTCGCGCACAGACTTACCATTAACCATTTTAGTATATGGCATGTTATTCCTTAAAACAATACTAGTAATTCACCATTAGCGCGCAAAGCTACGCGCGGTGCTATGCGCCTACCAAGTGTATCTGGAATAAAGTCAACACCTTCAAACGCGCCTTCAACAAGAAAACCATCCAACACTAAGTTACCACCTAAACCAAGACCAATGGTGAGTGTAACTGTGGCTGTACCATATAAGACGCCATTTTTGTAGCCAGCATACGTAAATGTATGCACTCCATCTGGACCACTATATTCAAAACTACTGTCTTCGTAAACAAACAGCGTGCCTAGAGTTGGAGTTGTAAGAAGTACAACACGAAACTCATCAGCAGCTTCTCCAGGCAATGTAATGTCTTCATACTGAAGAGAAGGACCAGCAACACCAAAGTCTGGAAGGGAGTCGCCACGAATACCCAACCCACCAAGCCCATAGTGGTATCCGTCAGGTGTTTTAGTTCCACCGTAACAATAGCTCATTACAGTCATGCTGCAACTACCCTTTGGGCTCCTGCTATAGTGCCGTCTACGTTGTACGTCACCATGACATATGGAACTCCACTAACCAATGCTGCATTCTCTACCGTAAGTACAGCATCCCCTGCTGTTGTTTGATTTGTTAACGCTAAAGCTGTAGTGCGATCAAGTCGTAAAAACACTACGTTAGGTACTGTAGTGCCAGGAAGTAGTGTTCCGGTCCAATTCGTAAAAGGCGGTGTGTCAACACGCCCAGGAAGTAGACCTAGCGTGCCGGACAGAACAAAGTTGTCGAGGGTAAGTGTGCCGAGCAGGCTTGAGGCGGGCGCGCTGGCCAGGGTGCCGGTGAAGGCGAAGTCGTCGAGGGTGAAGCTGCCGGTGCTGCCGCCGCCAGCCTGCGGCACTACGACCGTGACGGCAGCCAGCTGGTTCGCCGATGCGTAGGTGTAGCCTGGGACCGCGCCGGTGCTGTAGCCGCCCTGCGTGCCGTTGACGGTGGCGATTGAGGTCATGCCGGCTTCCAGCGTGCCGGTGCCCGCCAGGGAGAAGCCGACGCACACGGCGACATCCGTGCCGCCTACGGTAGCTGCGGGCACGCCGTTGGTGCTGCTGCTGCTCTCGATGGTGAATCCGGTCGCAGCGCCGGCCGCCGTGTCGTCGAGCCACATCCAGTACCAGCGACCGCCGTTGGTGTTGGTGGTGTTGGTGATGGTCAGGTTTGCGGTGCCGACATCGGGGTCCAGCATCTCCCACATGTGCACGCGCGGCGCTGGCGAACTGCTGGTCTGCGCAATCAGCGTCAACGCCGTGGCCGATCCACCCTTTGGATAGGTGATGCTGACCTGGTTGTCGATGTCGAAACGGCCAGCCGCAAGCCCCACCACCAGTCGCCGCCCACTCCCGGAAGGAATGGTGATGGACCGCGTGTAGGTGGTGGACGCGACGAGCAGTTCGCGGTCGTGTGAGCCGGTTCCCAGAATGCCCATATCAACCCCTGATCGACGGGCAGCGCACGAGGATCGAGCCCATGCCCCCCGAGTCCGCTACGACGCTGTAGATGTAAACCACGCCAATGATCGGCGTGCCGCCTGCCGTGTTGCCTGCGCGGCTGTACTTCTGGCGCAGCAGGGCCGGCCCAGCCGTCAGGCCCGATGCGCGCAGACCAAGGTACGCCACTTGGGTTGTTTTGTTCCCGCTGTTGTTCTGCATCCAGAACTCCAGCAGATCGAAGTTCTCCAGCCCCTCAGCCTTCACTTCGAGCAGTTGCTCCAGCGTGCTCGGGTCGCTGGTCGTGATGGTGCGGCCAGACGCGGTGAACGTCAGGCTAATCTGCGCGAAGCTGCTCGATGAGGTAGGCGTGATGCGAACCCATGGCACCGTGTTGGTGTCGGTCGGATCAACGTCCGCCGCAGCCACGATGGCGGTCGTGCCACCGATCCCGCTGCCGTTGGTGCTGATGCTCCAGCCTGTTGGCAGGTTGCCCGACCATGTGCCGCTAACCGCCACGGTGCCTGTCGCCGTGGGGTTGTTGATCCACTGCGGCTGCGCCGGGTACACGTCGGCCGCATCGGTGACGAGCGGGGCGCGACTGTATGCCTGATTGCTGAATAAGTATTCCAACTGCGACTTGGCTTCCAGACCAACCACAGCCCCCGCCGCGTAGCTCGGGTGGTACTCGTCCACCAGCCAGAACTCGGGGATGATGTTGCCGCTGCCGTCTATGGTGGTGCCCCACGGGTCTAGCAGGTGCGTGCGGCCAGAAGTGTCGGCGGTCACGAAACCTTGCATGTACTCGCGGAACACCGGGTATCCGCGCTGCTTGGTCGTGCTCACGCCACCAGCCGGTGGCATCGTCACCCACACCACATGCTCGGCCAGCGCCTTGGCCTTGTTGTTGAGGTTGAGGATGTGCGCCTGCTGATCGGGTGGAATCGAGGTCGCATCGCGCAGGCCGTTGGTGCCGGCTTGTATGAAAATCCAGCCAAGCGCCGGCAAGCCATCGAGCCCGGGATCGGCGCCGTTGGTGTAGAGCTGGTCGATCTGCGACACAAGGCCCTGGATCGTAACACCGCTCTTGCCGCTGTTCGCCAGCACTTCAAGCGGTGCGCCAACTAGGCCCATCATCCAGTAGAGCGGCGTGGCCTTGAACGGGTGTTCGACGTTTGAGTCACCAATGAACGCGGCTAAGTTGGACACGCCATCAGCGGGCGGCAGGACATACGGAAACGGAGCCTCCACCGCGAAGCCCCCCGACAACACCGTGTCGTCGAGCACCATCGTGCCGAACGGCCCGGGGCGCCAACGCCCACCGTAAACAATGTCCCCGGAGAGTGCTCCGTAGGTTTTGTCCCTTGCAGTTGCCACTTATGCGTTACCAGCAGTCGTTACTAGTGAAGATAGGGTGATGTTTTGACCAGTAGCAATTGAACCAGTGAATGTCCAACTACCGCCCGTAAGGTCAGTGCGAAATAACACCGTATCACCTGAAGTGGTAAGGTCCACAAAGGTAGGCGTGCCGCTGACGTGCGAACCGTTGCTCTGCGTAGCGCCAGCCTCGTCCCAGTCAATTGCACCACTACTGGTAGTACCGATGGTTGTACTCAATGTTACAGTACCAAGTAGAGTAGTGCCGCCGCCAACAGCGGCTACACCGGAAGGACGTGTGCCGCTATAAAACTTTAGTTTTGCTCCTGCGCCTGCGGCAGTAACTAGTGCGCCTACAATGGAAGTACGAAGAGTAGTTGAAAAATTTGTAGCCATGTTAGTTTCCTAGCAAACGAGTTAGAAAGTTCTTTTTGGGTTTGTCAAATGACACAGCTTTGGTTAAGCACTCTAGGCAAACAGGAACTTCCTTTTCGCCAAACAACACATTTGTATCCTCTCGTGCCCCGCACTCAATACAGACAGGAATGGGAGCCCAGCCTCTACCACCATAAGCCTCTGACACTTCTTTGTCAGTGAGGACAGAGAGGTCTTCATTCTCACGCACAAGTGCTTGAAAAGCATGGACACGCGCCACATCAACGTCGTTGCGGGCGTGTGTAAACGAAGCCCAATAGTTAATGGTTTGAAGACGTAAATCGGCAGTGCTATATTGTTTCATGACGTAATTCCAGTAATTCTATTAGCAGGGTCTACAGCAACGGTGACAACGGTGCCGTCAGTTCCTGCTACTGTGATGAACCCACTTGAGTAGTTGGTGGTGTAGCTAATTCCGTCAATGGTCCAGGCCACTGCACGATTACTCGCGTCATACGTTACGCCAGAAAGATTGCCTGGAGATTTTAAGTAGACTTGCTGTTGTGGAGTTAAGCGTAGTTCACCGTCAATGGCGCGTTCGTCAAGCTCTGTTACGTTTACTGCTGTACGTCTACCGCCACCTACTACCAATCCATCAGCATTAACCCATGTAGTACCTCTATTCATTTGCTACCTTACCAATAAGGGACAACACTGGAGCTAGTTTACTTTCAACACGGGAGTGGTCTGCTTCAACCTCTTCTTTAGCTGGCCTACCAACTTTCTTTTTCTCAGGTAGTTCGCCCAAATACCCTTTGTCTGCCAGCCACTTTGCTGCCGCTGTGCCTCCTGGGGCTCGTGCGTGTGACTGCATGGCAGAAATGGCTTCTGAGCGCAGCAACACTGCCAACTCCTCTTGCCACTTCTCTACATAAGGTTTGATGTAGGGGTGGTTGCGAATCTCTTGCCAGTGCTCCCAATCTCCCACAATGGACATGGCAGCTTTATACTCACTGGGGTCTTTAGCTGCTAAAAACATTTCTTTTACAAGGGGGAGGGAGTAGATGGGTTTGAACTTAACATCGACTCGGGCCCACTCTTTAAAGAGTCCTACTGTGATGTTTTTGCCGTTTTTGTCTTGGTATTTAGATCGATCCATGTAAATCGCGCTTCCAATACAGTGTTCCTTTTGCACCCCAAGGAATCGTAGGGTCATACAAAAGATAGCCACAACGAATCAAGTTGTTTGCACTAGGTGTGTTTTTATACGTACTAGTGATACACCACTTTAATCCTAAAGCTCGGGCTTTACGCTCTCTTACTCTAATTAAGAGTTGTTGTATACCACAACCTCTATACTCAGGCAGTACGCCGGCTCTAACTAAATACCCTGTGTCCTGCCACCGCACTGAATGCTGCAACCCTGCAAAAGCAAGGGGTTGTCTTTCATCGCCAACAATGTACCAATAGCCTTCTGTGTAGTTTGGATGTGCGTCGTAAGGAAAACACGCTTGATGAAGTTCCTTTAAAAGGAGTGTGTCTTTACATTGACGTACACTTGGGCGCATGCTAGGTTACGGCTTGAAGAATGGTAGATGGCTGACAATCCATGTAATTGCACTTGAGAAGACACCAACCAACGTCATGCCTGCCCAAATGCCCCCTTTACTTTTGTTTGCAAGTGCAAGAAGGGTTTTTACATCCTTCGTAAGCTCCCCCACATCTTTTTCAAGCTGCTCAATTTTAGCCTGCATCTTACCAAATTCTGCCAAGTCCATTACGCCCGCCTATCAGCCACTTCATCGTGAAGGCGTTGTTGAACCTTTTCAAGCTCTTCCTTTAGAGAAGTAACTTCTGCTACCAATACTTGAGCACGAGCTTCAGAAATAGCAAGGGAGTCAAGAGCATTATTACGTTGCGCGGCCAATTGATTGGCAATGTGTTCTAGTTGTGTCATGTGTTAATTAGTCCGTGTGTACGAAGGTCGTTAATGAGAGCAGCAACTGCTTGTGCAGTTTGTAACAGAGTTGCCGTAGATGCGTCAAAACTTGCGGGGCGAACGGCAGCATTTGCAATTCCCCAACCAGTAATTCTAGACCCAAGAAGACGTACAGAGTTGATTCTGTATTCTCCACCTGTTGTCTCGATGTTAACGACGCCTTGCCCTCCAACATCTAACAGGCTTACTAGCGAAGTCGTGTCGCCATTGTCGCGTAGAATCCAGCGGCCATTAGAGCCAGCAACCATTCGCACGTTGTTGCTGCTGTCGTTGTAAAGGAAGCCGTGAGAAGTTGCTGTACCAGATAGCCGCAGCTTGTGCGAGTTGGTCAGCACAACTGCCGCGTCGTTGTAGGTGGCACCGCCGCTGTTTACCAACGAGTTCATCGTAGTCGGACCGTTTGGACTCAGGCCCGCTTGCGTAATGCCGCTGATGACAACTCCGTTTGAAAACGAGCCGCCGCCAACTGCGCCAATCTGAATGGCCGGTGCCGTCATCGCCACATTGAAGGCGTTAATAAAAAGCCCAGCGCTGCCGGTGTCCACTGTCGTGCCGGCCGTGGGCTGCAAGTCGATTTCCATGCCGACCAGCTTGGTATTGGTGTTCCCGGGGCTGTTGCGCGCGAGGATGTTCGCGCCGAACACCGTGTCATTGCTTGTCCGCGCGATGGCGGAAGCGACGAGGGCTACTACGTCACCGGGGCTGCCGTTGTTGTTGGCGTAGAAAAAGCCCGTGGTCAGCGGAGAGCCGCCCGCAGACGGCACGCTTGTAGCAGTAAACTCTTGCGAGAAGCCCCAACCCGTGTACGTCTGCTGCGCCCAAACGCCAGCTTCGTCTTCGAGCTTAAACTGGCTGCTTTCAAACAAGTTGTCAATACGCATCTTCGATGCGGCAATGGGTGTCTGGTTACCTACAACCCATTTGCTAAGATTGTCTACGTTACGTTTTGAATTGCTCATGGTTAGGCTCCAATTAGACCGTGTAGCGTTAAATCGTCTACCAGTGCCTTAACACGTTGTGCTAGTTGTTCCAAAGTCACTGAGCTAGTTGCAAACGTAGTGCGTGTAGCGGTTCCTGTAGGCACGCCCCAGCCGGCTTGCCGAGCGCCGATAATCTGTACGCCACCGGCCCCTTGAAATGCCCCGGTGTCGGTGATTTTGGCAAGGATGGTGTTGGCCGCATCCGCGAATCGGAACCCGGTGCTGTCGTGGTATAGTTTTTTTGACAACGCAGCATTGAACGCAATAGGTTGGTTCTCGGCCATCACATAAGCGGCTTGCGTCACTGTAGCAGTAGAGGTGTCGAATCCTTTGTTAACTGTCATCCCAGGAAAAAAAGAGTACCCACGGTCAACTACTGCACCTGCATCCCCTTGAATTCTAAACCCCCACGAAACGTGAGCAGGCGTTGTGGAGACGATGAGAGGGTTTTTACGAATAGCCAAATCAACGCCAACTCTTGCCCCGTAAGGGGGCGCGTTGTCAGTGCCGTTGCAATTTACATCAATTTCTAAGGCAACCGTTCCTGTTGTGGGGTTGTTGGTAGGCACCATTTCCAAAACTTCAATGGTGGCTCCCCAAGTGGGGCCAGTTGAATGTTTTCGTCCTTGTAAGTAGCCACCTACGTTTTCGCCCGCATTGCTGTAGTTGTGTACTACAGCGGTGAGTGCCCACTCAAACGATGAGGCTGTGGATGGAGAACCGAATCCCGACGGACCTTCTACAAACGTATCTACGCGAACTGCTGAGTTTACAAATCCAGGCGTGCCGCCATTGTAGTTGGCCCGGCGTCGGAAGTGAAAAGAGGCTTCGTCGGCTGGGCCGCCGCTGGCATCTTCAGCACGGCCAGGAAGCAAATTGGCAGTCGGGACAAAAGGAATTCCCCCGATGTCCCGAGTAAACACCCGCACCACACCTTGTTGCCCCACGGAAAGAGCGGGAAAACTCACAGTGGAACCACTGAGGCTTACAGTGGATGGTTTTAGCTCAATGCCGTCTACCAACACCACTACAGCATCCACTGAAGAAGGGACAAATGGGGCTACTGAAAAAGAAGTTTGCCCCGCAGTTGCCGTAAACTCAAACGGCATCACAGTGGCATTCACTGAAACAAAATTACCCGGTTCAACTGACACACCGTTAATTCGGAGGTCACCTGTGTCTACGGATGAGGCATTTAAAATGGGTTGTCCATTCATGTCCAAGGGGACTTCCATTGAATTAGGCCCCGAGCCATCCCGGCTTAGGGTGTTATTCAACGCCTCTTCAATGGAATCAAAGTTGTCATTCAGCGCATCTACGCTGCCATAACGACTTCCAATAGAATTTAATGTGAGCTTTGACATTGGTGTTTATTGTTGGTTGCAGTGCCTTGGAGTTGAACCAAGTGTCTCTGGCTTATGAGGCCAGCGGATTACCGTCTTCCTCGCCTGCTGAAAAACATTATAGCATAAAATTTCTATTTGTCAATAGGTTTACTAAAAATAATTGTGAGTTTGGTACAAACCTTTTTAAACGAGTTTTAAGGGGTGGCAAGAGGGTGGAAGCTACCAGGGTAGCTGGACCGTTCCGTTCACGCCGTCTAGGGGCTTTAAAACGCTTTTAAACTCTATTGAGCGGTGGGTGGGAGGGAGAGCAAACCACTCCCGTTAGGGAATATTAGTAAAGGAGTCTACATACAAGAATTTCTGTGAGGGATTTTTACGTACTCGTGCAAACAAATACCTTACCCCCTGCCCCCAGGGGTGGGGGTGCCTGCCTGCCTGCTGTGAAGCTGTGAGGGGGTGCATGCTGCTAGGGGTCACAGACCCCCAGGTAAACCCTATGTTATAACAGTAGTATATACTATATAGGTTATTCCC